CCTACGACACTTTAATTGGTTCCCCCCATGAAGAGGAGGGATGGGAAGTATTCTTACCACTCCCAGGGATCATCGACTAGCTGTTCAACTAGCGGTTTGGTCCAATCGATGGCGCCCTCGCGCCTCCCTACCAACGTTTCTAATCGTTTGGAGGGAGGCATCGGGACGGGCCCGTAGGGCCTCGGGGCATTTTCCACCTCGAGGTCCGTAAGGTCTCCATCGTAGAACCTATCACGCATAGAATCCCACTGTCGCTTGACATTTTGGTAACCAAGAGTTCGATCTTGGTTAGCAAATTGTATATATGCGTCATTTCGTGGTCGGATTTTCCGTGCCAAAATGAACGATGCCATCGCAATAGATGGTCGTTTCGCTCGTTTCACCTTCTTGGCCCAGTACAGATTCGCATTTGAACTGGACGAAGCGACGGCCTCTATCACATCACGGATATGAGGCCGGTCGGCCCCTCGAGAGACTGAAAATTTATCTTTAACTAGATTAATTTTCTGATTCTCGACGAGCTCGGTGAACCACGCAGACGCTGCTTCCCTGACCCTTGAAGGATCAGGGGCAGGAAGAGGGGAGAGACCAGTACCTACGCACGCCTCCTTAAGATTGAACTTTGCAATCCTATAGAGCCATGCGTCAGTCTGGCCAGGGGCGCGGTGGGGGAATCCATAATATTGGACTCCTCCAAACGCCACCTGCTCCCTCACGGGCATCCCCAAGCGGAATGCCGTCTCCACTTCCCGTCTTAGCGGGGAGCATCGCCAAAGGCGCCGACAATCAGATGCGGCGCGATTGTTTTCTTCCAATGCTTCGCGAATCGCGGAACCTTGGGTAAACCAATTCACTTCGGCTTTAGACCCCCCAGGCGGCGCCACCCACAAAGAGGTCGGGGTTGAATCCTTCCTCATACCTCCCTCGTACATAACTTCTTTGAAAATGTACTTGGTTGGGTGGATGTAATCCTTGCGCGGTTTGTTCTTTTTGATGTCACCTTTTGATATAGTGACACCGCAAGACTCAATCGCAGCTTGGAACGCCGACGACTTTTCGTCAGTGGCCTTGGGAACAACCGCATCGTCTCCCGTGGCAAGGCAGGATAGGGAATATACTAATTTTCCTTTCCTGTTTAGCCATCGGGACGGTCGGCCCGCCGCCACCCACACACCGTAAAAGGTGATCAGGGGCATGACCGGAAAACTTGTTGCGGAGCCCATCATGGCCCCCGTCTTTGTTTTCTTGTACGGGAGGCCGTCAACTTCCCGTAACCAGTCATCGAAGGAGTCGCGGTATTGGAGTATTTTCTCCTTTACCTGACGGGGATACATATGCCCCCGACTCATTCTTCCCCCAAGATCGTTTAATCGATCTTCCCCTCCGCCTAAGGACTGGCGCAACCAGGCCGGGTAGTCGGTAACGTCTGGAGGATCCAGATCGTCCCAATTACCGGAAAACGCCTGCAGCGGTACGGTACCTTTGGTATCGTCCAAATCAGGCGCCCTGGGGGCTGGAGGAATGTCCTTCAGCCCACACGTCAAGAGGCGGCGTGAGCCCATTATCAATGGAATATATTTTTTGTATCTTCCTAGCTGTTCAGGATATATGTCTGACAGCCTTTGATATAGGGCTTGCGTCAAGCCGAACGAATGCTTGTCCGTCGCAAAGCTCGCGTCCACGCTATAGAATGGACCCTCGCCCGCGGTGTACGTCGGAGGTGGGAGGTTACCTCCCATATCTGCCGAGCATCGCCGGTCTTGCTGAAAGTGAGCGTCCGCAGCCCTCCGAAAGACCTGGTGCACGCAATTAGCGGCAGCCAGCTCCAAAGTAGGAAAGCGCGTTTTCAACCCCCGTTCCGGGGCGGCGAGGGGCACAGTATGGACTCCGTCTTTAAGACGGTCCAATACATAGCCTATGCCCAAGGCCAAGGCCTGGGACATAATCTCGCTAAGCTCAGCCTTCAGGCCGAAGGCGTCAAGGGGTTCTGCTCCCTGGAGCGCTTTATCTATAGCGCTCCGACTGGTACCTTTGACCAGACGGGAGTAGAACCCCCGTTCGCCGGGGGGTAAGGGGGGAAAATCTTTCCCGAGTATATGCTCGGAGAAGCCTAAGATGACTAAGTCCTTAACGGCCTCATTAAACCCCCCATTATCGCGTGAGTAGCCCAGGGAGGAGTGGTTGGACGGAAATATTGTCCAATTAATCTTCCCTGGCTTAGGTTTGAAGGTATCTAGATATTTACCTACAAAGCCATCCCAATCCTCTGGTGCCTCGACCGGTTCACTTAAGAGCCGGTCAAATAGGCCCTCCATCTGACCGTCCAAAGGATCGTCAGATGCGGAGGGGAGGGATCTCCCGCATAAGGAAAATAGCCTTGCCTCCTCGAATGTTGTCATCATTCCGAGGAGGGGGTCTGTGGGTTTTGGTCCATTTTCATAGTACCAAGCCCTACAAGCCCCGGCTAATCCTTTTAGTCTTGTCGCTGCACGGAAGGGATGGATAACCACCTCCCTTTTAAACCGTCGAACTGCCCGCCAGGTAGCAGAGTCTAATTTCTGCCACCTGTCATATCCTTTTTGGATAAGCAGTTGGAGGGAAAGACAGTAGGCGTCGAATGTTGCTCGCATAAAAGCGATTAACATCCGTTGCCTGCCGAATTTCCGTCCCAGCGCCTTGACCTTCTTTATCTCCTCCGGATCCCCCTCTCCCTCTATTCTCTTTTGGAGTTTTACGAGGAAGGAGGCGGTTTGTTCCCCGAACGTCACCATACGATGGTAGACGCTCGGGTTCCAATTCCATTCCGGGTCCCGATAGGGGACACTAAGGAGAACGCCTTCAGGCCAAAGGATGTTCCCGTCAAAATGATACCCCTTTGCATTTGCTAGGAGTTCAACAGGCCGGGTCAATATATGATCCAGCCGTTTGCCGGCGGGGCCCCTAATTCCGACCGTGCTGGTGTAATATCCAGCA